AGCCGAACAAAAGCAACTAGATAGAGATGTGGCAGATGCCAAATTGGGAGCAGCTTCAAATGCCTTTGCACTTATTGGTGAACTAGCAGGGAAAGGAAGTAAATTAGCAAAAACCGCAGCAATAGCACAAGCAACAGTTGCGGGGATTCAATCGACTGTGAATGCCTTTCAAACAGGAGCAGCATCGCCTATCACAACCGTATTTCCTGCATATCCATTTGTACAGGCTGGACTTGCAGCAGGATTCGCAGCTTTAAATGTTGCTAAAATAAAATCCACCAATATGTCTAGCGGTGGTGGGGGTGGTTCGGCACAACCGTCAGCACCAGCAGCACCAAGCTTTAATGTAGTAGGTGCATCCGATACAAATCAATTAGCCCAAGCAATAGGACAGAAAGAAGAAACGCCAGTAAAAGCATACGTTGTAAGCAACGAGGTAAGCAATGCACAGGCATTAGATAGAAACATAGTCGAAGGGGCTGCAATAGGGTAACAAAAAAATAAAAAAAGTATTGTATAAGTATGGACATAATCGAACTATTTATTGACGAAGAAGAAGGAATCGGAATCGAAGCAATCAGCGTGGTGGAATCACCAGCTATTGAGGAAGATTTTATTGCTTTAAAAAACCAAGAATTTAAACTTGCAGAGGTTGACAAGGAAAAGCGTATTTTAATGGGTGCAGCTTTAATTCCTAATAAACCAATTTACCGAAAAAACGAAGATAATGAATACTATATTTATTTTTCACGTGATACGGTAAGAAAAGCAAGTGAGTTATTCTTTATTAATGGTAATCAAAACAAATCTACTTTAGAACATCAAATGCCTTTGACTGGTTTAAGTGTTGTTGAAAGTTGGATAGTAGAAAGCGAAAAGGATAAAACAAGACACTACGATATGGAAGTGCCTATTGGAACTTGGATGGTATCAATGAAAGTTTTAAATGACGATGTTTGGAATAATTATGTCAAAACAGGCAAAGTAAAGGGGTTTTCTATTGAAGGTTATTTTGCGGAAAAAGCAGAACGACCAAAAGACAAGACAATAAAAGACGATTTGTCCAAGATAGAAGATGAATATTTACTTGAAGAATTAAAAGAATTACTACAAGAAACAAAGTTGGAATCATATTCGGATTATCCCGAAAGCGTTTCCAACAATGCTAAACGAGGTATTGAACTAAATGAAAAAGTAGGAAACAAGTGTGCTACACAAGTAGGAAAGGTTAGAGCGCAGCAATTAGCCAACAAAGAGCCTATTAGTGAAGCAACGATAAAAAGAATGTTTAGTTATTTATCAAGGGCAGAGGTTTATTACGAAAAAGGAGATACGGAATCCTGTGGTTATATATCCTATTTATTGTGGGGTGGAAAAAGTGCCAAGTCTTGGGCTGAATCTAAAATAAATAGTTTTGAGAATGACTAAAAATACAGCATATAGAGTCCACGTTGAGGACGTAAATCAAAGCGTGGTAGATAATGTAAATATCGAAAATGGGGCAATGCTTCATACAGATACAGCCTTGTATATGGGTCATAATGGTCAAAACGTAGTAGTATATCCGCAAAATGGTACTACTTCTTTGGGTTGGGCTAGATATGATGATACCGTTTACACAGCAGCAGCAAAACTAAACCTAGTTGATGGTGTGGAGGTCGCATTGACCAATAACGGTGGCAACACAATAAAGAGCCACCCTAGTATCAACTTTTATAATACAGCAACTAATAAACTTTTAGGAGTAAATGAAAACGATGTATATGTAGTAACAATAGTGCTTTCCGCTTCGGCAGCAAACGCTAATCAAACTCACTTGGATTTGAGGTTAGTTGGTTCGGGTCAAATTGAAAGAGTACATAAAACAACGGGGTTTTATAAGGGTAATGATACCACGCAGAATTTTCACGAAGTAATCCAGTATTATACCGATTCAACTTTTGTAAGTGATGGTGTAGATATTAAAATAATGGCTGACGGTGGAACCGCTAAGGTTTGGGATATTATATATTTTATACAACGAACACAAAACGCATCAATAAGCTAATGGAAAAGGAAAGGACACCAAGCCCACAGAACGACCGCAGGGGCTGTTTATGTAAAGACGGTAAAACTTATTCAAGAGAATGTTGTGATGGCAGCTACCAAGCACAAGGCATAGGAAACATAACGGGAACAACTTAAAAATACAACAAACCAAATACTAATTTATTGTAATATTATATGAAAGCGACAGATATGTTAAATAAAGTAAAAGAACTAATTGGGGTAGAATTATCCGATGAGGTTAAACTAGCACAAGCGACTTTAGAAAATGGAACAGTAATTGAAAGCGAATCTTTCGAGGTAGGAAGTGAAGTTTTTATTGTAACAGAAGAAGAAAAAGTTGCATTACCGATTGGGGATTATACCCTTGAAGATGGTGAAATATTAGTAGTCGAAGAAGAAGGGATTATTGCATCTATTGGAGCGGTAGAAGAAACCCCCGAAGAAGCACCCGAAGAAGAAGTAGAAGCAGCAGAAGAAGTTGCCTACGCTACTAAAGAGGAATTAGCATCCGTTATTGCAATGATTGACGAAATTAAAGCAATGCTAGAGCCTAAAGAAGAAGAAATGTCAACAGATAGTGAAGTTCCTTCCGTTAAATCAGAAGAAACCACTACAAAAACAGTATATGCCGAGAAGGAAGAATTGAGCCAAGTCGAAAAAGTAACTCATAACCCCGAAGCAGAAACAAAAACAAACCTAAACCTTTTTGCACAGAAAAGAAGCAAAACGACTGCCGATTTAGTGCTAGAAAGAATTTCAAACATTAAAAATAAAAAATAAATTATGCCAACAACAACTTCAATCACGACCAGTTATGCAGGAGAGTTTGCAGGACAATACATTTCCGCAGCCCTTTTAAGTGGTTCAACAATCGAAAACGGAGGAATTACCGTTAAGCCTAACGTTAAATTTAAAGAAGTAATCAAAACATTATCTACTGATGCACTTGTAAAGGATGCAACTTGTGATTTTACTGCTACTTCTACATTAACTTTGGATGAAAAAATCCTACAGCCCGAGTATCAGCAAGTGAACTTACAACTTTGTAAATCAGATTTCCAAAATGATTGGGAAGCTATTTCAATGGGGTATTCTGCTTTTGATTCTTTGCCTACTTCTTTCTCTGATTTCTTGATTTCTCACGTAGCAGCGAAAGTAGCACAAAAAACCGAACAAAACATTTGGGGTGGTGTAACAGCCAACGCAGGGGAATTTGACGGACTTACCACTTTGGCTTTAGCCGATGGAACTGTAAACGATGTTATCGGAACAACAGTAACAGCAGGAAACGTAATTGACGAACTAGGAAAAATCGTTGATGCAATCCCTTCTGCAATCTATGGAAGTGAGGATTTAAACATCTATGTTTCTCAAAACATTGCTAGAGCTTATGTAAGAGCTTTGGGAGGATTCGGAACTAGTGGACTAGGTGCTAATGGTACAAACGCAATGGGTACTCAATGGTGGAACAACGGTTCATTAAGTTTTGATGGCGTTAAAATCTTTGTCGCTAATGGGCTTGGAGCAAACACAGCAATGGCAGCAGAAAAATCAAATTTATTCTTCGGTACTGGACTTTTAGCAGACCACAACGAAGTGAAAGTTATTGATATGGCTGATATTGACGGTTCACAAAACGTACGAATCGTAATGAGATTTACAGCAGGAGTTCAGTTTGGTATCGGTTCTGATATTGTACTTTACTCATAGTAAAAAGAATTAACTAACTGAAAGGGGTGGGTGAGCCAATTTGTGCCTACCTGCCCTTTTTTAATATAAAAAAATATGGCTTGTGATTTAACAAAAGGTAGAAAAGAACCCTGTAAAGATGTGGTTGGTGGTCTAAAAGCTGTTTATTTTACTGATTTCGGTGATTACGGAACGGTAACAGAAACAGACGATGAGATTACTGATATGACAGGAACTTTTGTAGCTTTCAAATATGAATTAAAAGGAAATAGCAGCTTTGAGCAAACTATTACCTCATCCCGTGAAAACGGAACAACTTTCTTTGAGCAAACTTTAAACCTTACTTTGAAAAAATTAAGTAAAGAAGATAACAAAGAATTAAAACTATTAGCCTATGGCAGACCTCACGTAGCTGTTGAAGATTACAATGGCAACGTATTTGTTATGGGATTACAGCACGGAGCGGATGTAACTGGTGGAACTGTTTCTACTGGTGCAGCTATGGCAGATTTAAGCGGATATACATTAACATTATCGGCACAAGAATTAAAACCAGCTAACTTCGTAGCAAGTCCAACAGCAGCAGACCCATTCGCAGGAATGATTAGTGCGACCGTTACAGTAACAGAAGGTACAAATTCTTAATTGATTTTATCTTAATAAATTAGGGGGCTTTATGCCCTCTTTTTTTTGCTTTATAAATAACAAAATACAAACTATTTTATTGTATAAGTATGATAGTATTACAGGAAAGTGCATTACCACAAACGATAAATATTATACCTAGACAATTTTTCTTGGGTAATAGTTATAATATTAAAATTGTAAACGAAACGACAAATACAGAGGTGTATAATCAAGATACTACGGAGATAACCGAACTTTTATATTACAATCAATTTACTGCGGTATTTCCATTAAAACAGGATGTTACATATAACCTAACCGTTACAGGAAGCGAAGTAGTATATAAAGATAAAATATTTTGCACTAACCAGTCAGATGTAACCACTTACAAGGTGAATGAAAACGCCTATATTTTTAATGACACAGATAACGAATTTATTACTTTATAATGGATAACTTACATATAGTAAATCTAGCATCATATAATAGACCTAAAATAAGCGAGGACAAGAATCGTGAATGGGTTGAATATGGTGATGATAATAACTACTACCAATACTTGATAAATCTATTTACGGAATCTACCACAAACAACGCTATTATAAATGGTATTTCAAATATGATTTATGGGAAGGGTTTGGATGCTTTAGATAGTAGCAGAAAGCCCGATGAATATGCTGCTATGAAGTCTATATTTTCGGATAATGATTTGCGGAGATTAGTATTGGATTTAAAACTATTGGGCGAGGGTTCGTTTCAAGTTTTATACAAAGACGGAAGAGTTTATAAAGCAGAACATTTCCCAAGACAAACTTTAAGAGCGGAGAAGTGCAATGAAGATGGAGAAATCGAAGCATACTACTATGCACCCGACTGGGCTAAATTAAAGAATAGCGACAAGCCAAAGCGTATTGCTTCATTTGGTTTTGGAAATGGCAAAGAACCCGAAATCAAAATCATTAAAAAATATGTATCGGGATATGATTACTATTGCCCAGTAGATTACCAAGGAGGATTGGCTTATGCGGAATTAGAAAGCGAAATATCAGACTACTTAATTAATGATGTACAAAACGGTTTTAGCGGTACTAAAGTAGTAAACTTTAATAACGGTGTTCCCGATAAAGAAAAACAACAGCAAATCAAGTCTGATGTAATGCGAAAGCTAACAGGGGCTAGAGGTGAAAAAGTAGTTATTGCATTTAACAACAATGCGGAAAGTAAAACAACGGTTGATGATATTCCTTTGAACGATGCTCCACAGCATTATGAATATTTGTCGAATGAGTGTTCAAGCAAATTAATTGTAGCACACAGGGTAACAAGTCCGTTACTTTTGGGGATTAGAACAGACAACAACGGTTTGGGCTCAAATGCAGACGAAATAAAGACTGCTGCGCTACTTTTTGACAATATTACCATAAAACCCTACCAAGAACTAATTTGCGATGCCTTAGACGATATTTTGGCGGTTAACGGTATTAGTTTAAAACTATACTTTAAAACTTTACAGCCTTTAGCTTTTATCGAAACAGGAAACGCAATCACCGATGAAGCTAGAGAAGAAGAAACAGGCGTTAAAATGTCAAGCGAAAAAACTTTTGATGATAACGAAATGTTTGACTTACTTAGTGAGTTTGGCGAAGAAGAAGATTTCGATAATTGGGAATTAGTAGATGAAAGAGAAGTTGACTACGACCAAGAAGAAGCATTAGATAAAATGATTGGATTGGCTTCAACAGGGACTGCAAAACCAAATTCCAAATCAAAACAAGACAAGGAAGTTAACGGTGTGCAATTCAAAGTGCGTTATAGATATTCACCATTATCTACACAAGCAAACAGCAGGGAGTTTTGTAAAAAAATGGTGGCATCTAATAAGCTTTATAGAAAAGAAGATATTATTGCAATGGGTAACAAGCCTGTAAATAAAGGTTGGGGTTTATCAGGTGCAGCAACGTATTCAATTTGGCTCTACAAAGG